TCATCTCCGACTGTCGCGGTCTCGAATTAAGTTGTCGGTGTCCTCACTGATAGCAAGGACGCGCTCCACCGCTGAAGGGATAGCGGGCCGACCAGGCGGGGTCGGGTAGGTTTCCAGCAGTGTGCGGAGCGTTAGCCTTACTTGCACATCTAGTATACGTTCAGACCGCATCGCATCAATAGTATGTTCCATTTCGGTCTGCTGAGCCTCTAGCTTCTCAATCTTCCGCCACAGATCCTCGCGTAGCCGAGTACCGGCTTCGAGGGTGAGCTGGAGTTCGCTCTGCGCTAGCTGGGCTTTTGCGGTTTCTGCTTCTCGCTCAGCAACCGCACGCGCCGCCGCTGACTCCAAGGCTTTCGTTCGCCAGAGGGTTCTCTGCACGATCACTGTGGTGGTCAGCGTGGTCACCAGGGTGAGGAGAGCGATGCCGATACTTTCGGTAATTCCTAGACCCGATAGGGATAGTCCTGTCACTGGGTCCATGTGGTCTCCAGTCCTAGGATAGGGCCGCCGCGGAATCGACCACTGCCGCCACCAAGGCGGGGTCTAGGCTGTGGACCAGCGCCTCCACCGCAGTAAGCAGCACGATTAGCTGGTTGGCCATTCCTTCACCTCCCGATGGGCCGGAGTGTGGGTATCAGCAGTAGCCGCCGGTGTGGTACTAGCTGGTGTTGGCGTAGCCTCAACAGCAGTCGCGGGCGTTGCTGGCGGAACAATAGCCACCATGCCCGGCGCGCCGATACGCCATGTAGAGATGGATGTGAGCAGAGAAGCGATGGTGGCTGCTACTGCCAGTCCCAGGCATTCTTTCCAAACGTCAATGGGGGAAAAGATGCTGATAGGTAGAGCTGGGATAGCGACTTGGGCGAAAGTCCTGGCGGCACGGCTACCAGCATCAACCCAAAAGGCTTTATTCCACATTTACTTGTTTCCTTCCTTGAGTAGGGTTTCGATCCGGTCGAGGCGCTCCGGTAGCGTAGCTACCGTGCGGGCGATTTCCGGGATGAGCTTGATTTTGTCGGCCACGAAGTCAACAAAGGTTTTGCCTTCGGTGGCTTTCCAGCCGGAGAAAACCGGCTTGTTGTCTTTCCATTCGGGACCAACTAGCTGGTCCAGGATCCAGCGCACCATGCGTGGCTCCTCCTTTTCTAGTTCTTGTTGTGGTTGGTTAGGCGAGTCGAGGAGTTCGGCGGCGTAGGCCAGCACGACGTCGAACGGGAAGCCGGGGCCGGGGTCGGTGTGGTCGACTTCCTGCCAGGCTGCGGAGATTTCCGCATGGCCATGAACGCCACGAGCCCCGGCGCGGAGTTGATCGGCGTCGATGAACTCTAGGGGAATGTCGTAGAGTTGTGACCAGCTGGCGATTTGTTCGGCGGTCCGCCGCAGCTTTGCGTCGTCGGCAAGCCAGTCTCCGCGGTTCATGCTGGCGTAGCCGGTGAGGCTGATGTGGAGGCAGCGGGCGTTGCCGGTGGGGCCTGCTGCGTACGGCATGAAATCATCCGTGTTGCACAAAATGAGGTTGCCGTCGGCGCCGGCAAGTACGTTATAGCTGGAGCCGTTAGCGGGGTTTGTTTGCCACTGGGCGACGGCAATGCCGTCTCGTTCCGGCGGGCACTCCACCGTGTGGACGCAGATGGACTGGATAGCGTCGAGGGAACGGTAGCCGACGCCGGGCATGTCCGCGGTGAAATCGGCATCGTATCGGATTTCCATGGTTCCTCCTTCTTCTTGGGTTGGGGTTTCAGGTGCAGGAATGGGGGCGTGTGATGCGGTGCCATTTGGGTGTTGGCCCCAGTAGTCAGCAAGCGCAAAATTGATATCGCAGTCGACGCCGCCCACGGTCTCGCTGCCGGGGCGCTGATAGAGCACCGCTTCCGTAGATAGGACGCCTCCGCTCCAGGCCGCAGTCTGCCACGCCAGGAACTTTCCATCCCCTAGGTCAGCGATGACTTCGTCCACGGCAGCCCAAGCAATGACCCTGGAGTGGCCATAGATGCCGACTCGTTCACGACCTAGGGTCTCGCAGCAGGCGCGGAAATACTCGGATGCGACGCCGTTCCACTCGTCAAGGCTGATAGGGAAGTCCACCGCGAAGAACACGGGATGGTTGGGGCACCCGAGCTCGTCGAGTTTCTGTTGGGCCGCCTGGGCGTCGGCTAAGCCGCCAGGGTAGCCACGCATCACATCGGAATCATCTTCTTTTCCGAACTGCCATACGAAAGCGACCCCCAGGCCATGCGTCTGGAGGTCGCCGAGTTCAGCCTTCTGGATGGGTTTACCCAGCATCCAGCTGGCCCTGGGTGGGCTGATATAGCGGATCACGCCATCATGGCCGGCGGTGCGAATCGCTGCAGCTGGCGGCACGCCAGCACTGTAATCAAGAACGGTTAACAATGTTTTTCTCCTTATTGGAAAGTCATAGGCAGCATGGGGTGAGCGCCGTGTAAGCCCAGTGTGCGGCGGATGAAATCAATACCTTTAGGCCGGACTCTGGTCGTATGTGTTACCACTTGGTCGCCGTTTGAACGGGTGTAGCCGCCGGCCTTCACCTCGAAATAGTTTGCGTAGCGTTGGTATGGGGTGTTCCGCATGTCGCCTTTAGTAATCAAGATGCCCCGGTTCCGCAGCTCACGGAAAAGCGTGTTCTGGCCGATGCCTAGCATTTTCGCCACCGTGCCCATGCTGTAGGAGCCGGTGGAATCAATAAAACAGTCGTAGGCATCTGCCTTCGGCTGGAGCTGCTTATTAGCAGCCTCTAGGGCCAGGCGTTCCTCTTCAGCATTGAGCGCAATTAAAAGGATCTCGGATCGGGTCAACTGCGACGGTTCAAACGCCGGCGCCATGCGGGCACGCTTTTCCACTTCGATGAAATAGCGGCGGGCTTGCCTACCCTTAGCGGAGCGCTGGATCATGGCAATCTCCTTTGCCATGTCCAAAGACACAACATGATTCAACCGCGGCCGAGACGGCATTCCCGCAGGTGACGCCGAATGCTCATTTTTGAGCGCATAGTCCACCCCCTCCTCAAAACCATAGGCAACCATTCGCGGCCACCAATCTTTATAGGGGGTTTTCACTTCCAGAAAACCATGAAGGTCACGCCCCAACACCGCCTGGACATCTTCCCCCATGTTCGTAATAGGGATCAGCTGGCCACCGCCTGGTGTATGATTATTATCTGGTTTCGACATGAAGAGTCTCCTTTCGAAATTATTTTTGTATTAGGAAACCCGCGGCCCCTCAAAAAATGTGAGGCCGCGGGTTTCCGCATTAGTGCCGGTCTGTTCGTTAGTCGATAGAGAAATCTCGGATATACATGCCCATGCCATACCCAGTCTTTGCTGCCGGGTCCGAGAAATTCACGCTCACCACGCCTTCCTTCGTGATGGTGCACCAACCGGGGGCGCTGCGTTTCTCTGGGCTAGTGAGGAAGAAATCCACATCCCGGTGCGGGGGACGGAATTTCGGCGGGAGGGTGCCTTTCACACCAGCGGCGGCAGCTCCGACAACGGCCCACACCATGGCGCCAATCCGGGTGAAAACGATTCCGCCGTCATCCCAACGGACCATATCTTCTTCCGGTACATCAAGGCGCCGATTTACCTCCTTGATTTTGGTATCAACATAGCCCTTATTAGCAATATGGGTGGCGGTGACAGGATCACCGATATCCGCATGACCAGTATCACTACGAATCATGAGGGAAGCCTGGCCAGGAGTCAGGAACGTTGATGCTGCCGCCGGAAGCCCCTGAATATCACGGAGTTGGTGCGTGTGCTCCTTGTCCGCTTTCTCCAGCCGGAGTTTGTTATCGGCTTTGTCCACGTAGTCCTTGTTGGTTGCATGAGCCGGCTTAACGATCGAGGGCGTGGTGATAGCGATCTGCCCATCCGCCCGGGTCTTCACAAACGCGGCACGTGGCGCATCATGATGGATACTGAAATCCACGTCCCCCGCAGTAATAACCTTAGGCTCGGCGGCAGTGCCGGTCAGGTCACCGGCAAGCTGAATCTTGCCCTGCACAGTGGCACTTGCGGGAGGCGTCGGCCGCAGCGCAGCATTAGCATTTTCCGCAGCAGTGGCTGCCGCCTTCGCGGACTGGGCCGCAGCGCGCTCCGCAGTGATGGCACCCTGCCAGGCAGCATAGGCGCGGTCAGCATCCGCCGCCACTGCTGACTCCACCGCCGGCCGGTATTGGAAGCTACGCTCAATACAGGTACGCAGTGATACGGGGCCAGTGCCTTCAGGAACGATGACCTCAAGCGGGCCGGAGTCGCGGACGGATTGGGTTCGGATCTGCACCAACAGCGGACCCGGTTCTACCTGAACTTCGGCTTTACCATCAGTCAGATCAACATGGACCGGGGCGGTCATGATGACGGCCCCGGTGGATTCAACGGACCCGCGTAGCGCTGGTGCTTGCAAGAGCACGTAGTCTTCCGGGTGGGGTTTACCACCCACGTCACGCAGGTCAATGATTAATGTTCGCATATTTCCTCCTTGTTGTTGGTTTTATACTTCGTCTCGGACAGTTTGCTCACCAAGGTTCTCCACCTCATGAGAGTGACGAATCGCGGAAAAGCTGGAATAACGGGTACCGCCGTAACACGTTCGCCAGTTCGCCATGTAGATCTGGATCTTTGCCTTATAACCAGGCCGGTCAACCACCACCGGCTCCGTCGCCAGCACCAACGATTGCGCATATTGTTGCGGAGTCTCAAAAGTAGCAGCCACCTCGTGATACAACTGCCCCTCAGGCGTGTACACCAGCAGGTTCACATCACAGTAACCCCAGCCGGTATAAATGGTTTTCCCAATATGGCACCGAGCGTTAAACGTCCACAAGCCTTTGGCATCCAGCACAATCATGCCGTTTTCCGTATCAAGATGCGCGTTCTTCGCAGGCCCCACCTGCCCCTTAAACGGCAAAGTCCGCGCCGTATTTGCCTGCCAGGCACTATTCAAATTCACCGTCTGGTAAGCGCACACATAGCCCGGCGCGCCGTCGAGCAGGTCGATGCGGTCGTTGAGGGCGAGCTGGCCGGAGAGGCCGGTCTTGATTTCTTTCTGCATCGGTTTAATAAGGCTCCCCACGGCTTCAAAGACCCGGTTGAGTAGGCTGCCAATGAATTCCAAGCCGGTCTTAACGACGAACGTGGCGCCGGTAGCGAGAGCCCGGAAGATGTCGGCGATGCCGCTGAGTACGGTTTTTCCTAGGTCGGCCATGAGCTCGGGTAACCCTTTCTTTCCGAAGGGCATGGCTTCGAGGGCTTGTTTGCGGGCACGGTCTTTGACGGTTTGCTCGGTGTAGGGGGTGATGGTTTTGACCTGAGCCCCTACTAGCGTGTCCCCGGTGGTTTTTAGCGGGTAGTCACCGCTTTCGATGAGGACCTTTGGGTCAGTCATAGTTTACTGTCGCCTCCTGCCGTGTAGTGGGTTCTGGGGGTGTGAGGTCGTCGGTAAGCTGGTTGAGCAGGGCACGTTTTTCCGCCATGGAAAGATGAGAGATATCCGGGGCGGTCACCTCTGGTGGTAGTGGCTGGTTGATATCTACCCATGTGCCGCCGGCTGCGGTGATCCAATCATGGGGGCCGCGGGGCGGCACGTATTTTATTTCCTGCAGTTCTGGGTGGTGGCGGAAGCCGCACCGGTAGAGATGCGCAGACCATTGCCGGAGCGTACTGGTGGGGACCACGAGGGGGGCGGATGCTGCAGGTCCGGCCAGGCCGATAAGTGCCCAGAGGGCGTGTTCTTCAGGGGACTCCGGGTCGCAGGCAGCTTGGAGAGGGATAGGCATTAGATGACTCCTAGATCATGGATACTGCTCATAGATGACTTCACTCTGGTGAGGATTTGTTCCAGGGGTGAGTGCTGGGCCTGGGGGTCACCGCAGACACACGCCCAACCGCGGGTATCGCGGTCTAGCTCGTAAGTGATTTCAGTGACCTGCTCGACAACCACTTGGTCGCCGGGGAGGCCTTTAATGGTGGCGCCGATCCGATCACCCAGGAAGAAATGGCCCTGGCCACGGTCACCAATAAACCATGGGGCGCCATCCCCCAGGGTGAGTTTGTGGGAGGTTTTTTCACGGGTGTCCCAAAACCCCTCCCGGAGCGCGGCCAGAGCGGAAAGCGTGTAGCCGCGGTCCGCTCCGTCGGCGAAGTGCTCCCAGTATTTTGACCAGCCTAAGGTGCGGCTACGCTGGAGTGATTTTAGCGACATCCAGGCCAGAAGAGTGTCTTCGTAGAAGGGTTTAAGGAGAGTGTCTGCGATAACGCCGATGGTCGGTGTGGCGATAAACATGCCCAAATAATTACCAACCAGTGTTACCAGAGAGGACAGGGCTTCGTTGACGCCGTAAGTGGAGTGGCCGCCAGTGAGGATTTGCACCGCGGTGGCGGGTTCCCAGGTGAAATCCGCGGCCTCTATACCGGTTAGCGGAGCATCCCGGTACAGCACATATGGGCATTGGGGGATGGTGCCGAGCCAATTCGGGGCAGAATACTTCACCGGGATATTTGGGTTGGCGATCACTGTGTGTTCGGTGTCCACGTTATGGCCAACCAGTTGTTGGGTAGTGCGGAGGAAGCCGACCCGGATAGTGCCCCACAGGGATGTGCCTTCAGGATCAAACCACGAGGACTTATCCACAATGTCGACAACCAGGCACCCGTGCCGGATCTTCGCACCCGGCCACGGAAGCGGATCCCCTGTCAGGTACCTGCGGCATTCCACCATCAGCTGGGCCTGCCGCAACGGACTGGCCGCCATATCATGCCACGTTTTCATCCGCGACGAGATAATGGTCCACGGGGTAGTATCACCACCAATCCGCCCCGGCGCGACCTGGATTGCCCAAGTGCGGGGGTTGAATGTGTCGGTCCATTCGGTGAGGTCGAGTGGGTCGTCGGGGAGCGCCCACACGGAGCCCTCCAAGCGCCAGATATTGAGCATGAGGGCGGTTTTGAGTGCCCACCGGGTGGGGCCAAGCAACATAAACGTGCGGGGGAACTGGACCGCTGCCGGGGTGAGCGGGTTCGGCCACACATAAACGTGTTTCAGCTCTTCGTAGTCGTGGAGGAAATTCAGCTCCAGGTATCTTTGGCCTGTGCGTTCTTTTACTAGGCGGGTGGATTTCAGGCGGCCGGACCACCTGGCCCCGTCTTTGTCCATAGTGACATGGATGTTTTTTGTGGGGCGACTATGGTGGTCGAGGGCCCAGGTGGCGAGCCAGTGGTCTATCGGGATGGTGATGGTACCGGCCCCGGTGTCGTTGAGTTTCCACTGGAATTTTGCGTGGATGGCGTCTACCAGGCGGCCTTTGAGGTTCCAGTCGCCGTCCCAAAGCCGGATAAGAGGTGGGGTGCGGCGGGCTAGGATGCGGCCCCGCCTGAGGGTTTGGCCTTTCCGCCACACGGCTTCTAGCCGGTCTAGGGTGGTTTGGTCGAGGTTTTGGGTGCCTGGCATGAGGTGCGGAGTGGTGGTCATTAGAGTCTCCTTCCGCCCCAGGGTCTAGTCCAGTATTCGACCATGCGGCATTGGATGGATGACTCCGTGCCCCCGGTTAATGCGGCACTGACCGGCACTACGGTGGGTGGTGTGTGGGGTGGGAGTGGGTAGAGGAAATCCACACCGGCAAACCGGCCGGCGATGTTGGAGCCGTTGGCGGCTACGTAGCGTTCGTGGCGTGGGTAGGTGTCGATTGTGAGGTCTTCCCCGGGGCCGAGTTGTGGGGTGGTGATGGTGCGGCGCCCATCGCGGCCAGTGGGGTCCGCGAAATCATAATCGGGGATAGTCCACTGGCCGGGTGCGGTCATCGCCCACTGCAACCACAACGGTCGATCGGTGGGGTTATGCACCGCCAGTGTGCCGCTGGTGCTGCCCGGGGTGGCCTTGAACGCTGCCACGTGCGTGTCCCCTTTCCAGAACGGGAACGGGGCGCGCAGGTTCAGGATGAGTTTGGAGTGGTGAAGAAACCTGGGGTCTTTCTTCGACTGTGTTTTGCTCTCCTTGAGCTTGACGACGTCTAGGGTGCGGCACTCACTGTTGGTGGTGACCATGATGGTGGCGGGAGTATCCGGGGCGAAGCCCGAATAAAATCGTGATTCGATGGTTTCCCAGTCGCCGGTATCACCGTAGATATCAAACCCCAGTACGAGGTCGATAGGTTCGATAGTGTGGCCCAGGTAGGTGGACCCCTCCTGGAACGCCGACTGCTGCCAGATTCCCGAGATCGGCGCCTCATCAAACAGGCCCTGGGGGTCCTCGGCTAGCTCGACGCCTTCCGCGCCCACACCCGCACCGGAAACAGTCCACGTGCGACCGTGAATGTCCGTGATGTCGATGCGGGCGGGGGTTCCAATATCCAACACAACCAACCAACTCCTTCCAACGGTGTACCGGCTATGCGCCGTTCATGGCCATGACCTGTTGCCGGGCGTGCATCTCTGACCGGCGCAGGCCTTCCTCCACGTTGTTTGTTTCAATGTGATAGTGCACTTCCACCGGCGCAGATGGTTCCTCAGGTGGGGTCGGTGGGGTGCCCGTGACGGCTTGGGTGATAGCCCTAGCGTGCTGCGGATCGGCGTTGAGCATTTCCAGCAGCGGCCTGGCATGCCTAGTTGCCGCCTCACGCACCACAAATTCACCATTGGAAATCCATGCGGGGATGAGATCATCAGTGGGGCCACCAGGGCCTTCCACCAGGCCACCACCTGCATAGCCGTGGCCTTGCCCCCACATCGTGGTCAAATCGAAACCGTACCGGCTGCGGTAGTAACGCAAGGCCGCCACCATATTCGAGAACGGATTCCGGCGGTCGTCCGGTAGCTCGGGGTCCCGGTGGGCGGCATAGGTTGCCGGAATGATCTGCAGCAAACCAACCCCCGCCGATTCCCCGGACCCATTCACGTCCACGATCTGCTGGGCAATGTTCGGGTCGCCGCCGGATTCTGACTGGATCTGCTTTATCATGGCGTTGACCTGGGCCGGGTCGTCGGCGTTGAAGCCGACCCGGCGCATCGCCGCCATGGCCATGCCACGCCACTGCTCAGCGCCACCGCCTGGCACATACACATGGTCGATGTCACCATCATCGGCTTTTGGCGCTTTGATCGGTGAGAGGCCGCCCACCAAGTCCAGGCCAGTGACCTCTACCGTATCCACCTGCGGGTCGGCGTCAATCACGCTCGCTGCCGCCTGGGACAGGCTGGTGATTTCTTTCTGCTTCGCGGCGGTGCCTGAACGCTTCGATACGCTCTGGCGGGCTTTTAGCCACTGGCTATAGGCCTTCACCATCGGGATATCATCAGATACGCCAACCAGGCCCAACAGGTCCTTAGTGTGGCCTGCCGCCGCGGTCTTAGCGAAATCAGCAACAATCTCCGAAATACTGGATGGGCCATCTGATTTTGCCCCGGTCACATACGAATCCGGGTCAGACTTACCCGACGCCCGGAACGACTTGAGCTTATCGCCCGCCGGGTCGGTGGTTTCCACAGCACTGGCAGAAGCATCAGCAGTGTTGGTGTGGCCGAAATCAATATCGCCCAGGCCGCCCATGCGGGGCACCTTGATCGGGGCGAAAAACTCCGCTGGCACATGCGCATGATCTGTGTACTGGGGATGGTTAGCAGGTGCCACACTGCCGCCGAATTGGCCATTGCCGCGGCCACCACCCATCTCCACATTCGTGCCGGATGGGAGGGTGCCACTGGTGTGGCCGCCACCCGGGCCCCCGTTATACCAGCCAATCTGTAGCGACCCAGACGGCCCCAAGCCAGGAAGGAACCCAAGCGCGTTAAGGCCTTCTTTTTCTGATGCGGTCGTGAACCTACCGCCCCAAGGGTCAACACCTGCGGTGTAGCGGGCAATCGCCGACATGGCGCCACTACAGTCGCCCCAGTGGACACCACCCCACACGTAAGGCTTGCCCTCCAGGTCGGAAGCAAACGTATCCAGGTCCTCAATGGTGATACCGCCCTCGGCGAAGGCGCGCACGTCAGTGGGGCCTAGGCTGCCTTTCGCTACCGGGGCGAAGCCCTTACCCTTAGCATCCACCAGACTATAACCGAAGTGGTCCGCTACCGCGGCAGTAATCGCCACAGCGCGGTCACGCCGGTAGTCATTAGCCAGAGGAATGTAAGCCTCACCACCAGTTTCGGGCTCTGCCCATACACGCCATTCGCCACCAGCGGCGATCTGCGGGGAATGGTCTTCCCCACCAGCAGCATAACGGCGGACCGAACCGGTGGCGTGGCGGCTAGCGCGACTGGAGAAAGGGCTGCGGATAGCGCTCAGCTTATCGCTAAACCATTCCGTAACGTTCTCCCACATGTCTTTCATGCCATTCCACAGGCCACTGATGATGGTTTTGCCGGCATTAATCAGCCAGTCCTTCGCGCCCTTGAACACGTCAAGCACCAGCTGGCGGATACTCTTGACCTTTTCCACTACGATCTTCACGCCATTAGCGACCGCACCCGAGGCGTTATTCCACATGGCCACGAACTGGTTCACCAGCCGCTTGCCGAAATCAACGATCAGGCTAACGGCGCGGGAAATAAACTGTTGGAAGGAGCTAATGATCTTCGTGATGAACTGGCTAGTAGCAGCAACCAGCCGGGCTTTGAAGGAATCCCAGTTCGTGACCGCCTGCACCACAAAGTTAATGATTGCCGCCAGGACCTTCACGACGGCGCCGATGAGCTCACCGATAATAGCGATCACCGGGGCAACAGCCGTAATAATTGTGGCGAATACCTGCACCAGACCCACAATCGCTGGCATCAGAGCACCAATGACCCCGATCAGCGGAGAGATAATATCAAACGCCAGCTTGGTGAATACCGGGATCAGCGGAGCCACCGCCTCAAAGATCTGCTGCCACGCCGCCACCATCTGCGGAAGGAACGGCATCAGCTGCCCTAAATACTGCGTCACTAAATCGGCAAGCATGCCCACCAAGTCCGAGAAAATTGGGGCCAACTGCTGAATCAGTGGGGTCAAGGCCGTAGCAGCAAT